TGCGTGTTCTTGTTCCCAACGACTGTATTCTAAGCCAAAAAGGGCGTGTAAGCCCGGTTCTAGCTCTTTTGCCAGTTGTGAACGTGATATAGCCATATATTATACTCCCGGAGTTCCATCTGCATCGATGTGTTGGTTTAGCTCATGCTCATGGATAAGAACTTCCTGTTCGGTGTTCGCACCCCATGAATTTTTAGGATCATCGGTAATACCGAGAATTCTAAGGTTAGCAGTACCTGTGCCAATATTATCTGTATCAAGCTCCATTTTAGATTGACCAGTAGTGGTCGATCCAGCAGTAACTGCGATATTAGCAAGATTTCCTACTTGAGTAAACGCATCAGTTCCGTCTCCTTGGATCGCAAATACAATATTTGGATCATCGTAAACGTAAGCTGTTACATCAGCAGATCCTAGAGTAGTAGTACTAGCAGGCCAATATTTTGCGAATTTTGGTGTACCATCTGACGCAGTGTATTTGCATCCAGCAAAAACACCAAGTAGTCTATCACCAGCAGCAGCTACGGTAATATAACCAGAAGACTGAAGTTTAACAAAATCCCCAGTAAAAATATTACTGGATGCGTTTCCGTCTCCGATTATTTTCCATTCTCTAGCTCTAATAACACCACCTGTCAAATGACGTACCGGTTTAGCACCATTTGGTGCGTCAACATTTGCCATTTAATTCTCCTATTTAGGATAAATTAACCGTATTATAAAAGTAGCCTTATGCTATTCATCAAACTGGGGTTTTTTACGCCCGTGTGATATATCGGAAGATCGTTGTTGGTTTATAGGCATTGAAGGATGCTGTTCTTTCAAAAGACTTTCATCCACGGCCCTTTGCTGATTTCTTGTACGGGTATTTACCCATTCATTTCTTGAATCAACGAGGTCTTTAGGAATCTTAGCTAAAACAACATCTCCACTACCGATAACTCCAGCAAACTTTCCGCTTTCGTGTACGGCATAGGTTTCATCTGGATGCTCTTCAGCACGAACAAATTCATAACCTTCACGTCTCCGTTTGGCTATGTTCCGTGGATCGTCCTCTCCAGCCGCTTGAACCCTTATCCATCTGTATTTAGTATCATCAGAATTGGGTGAGGGTGCATCCAGACTACTAGGAGGTACATAAGTTTTTTTGCGTTCCTTGTGGGAACGGACTGTTTGTTTAGTTTTTTTTGCAATCATCATTATTGCTCCTTTACAAACTTCGCATATTCATTAGTTGGCACACCTAATCTCTGGGCCATTGCGATCTGGCCTTCGGAAAGTCGAACTCTTTTAGGTGTGGAACGGGTAGTACGGTTTACACCAGCTACAACCTGTCGAGGCTCGTCCCCTTCAAAATTGCTAGGAAAAGCACCTCTCATTCTGCGATCAATTTCAGCATAATAAGCATCCGAGGTTGGATCATATCCTTCGTTCTTCAACTGGTTGTCTATACCATAGGCCGCACCCGTCATGGCTACGTCCTTTCCGAACCAAGTATTTTCTTGTGACCACCTCAAAGCCTTTGGATCAACTTGTGGTTTTGGCAAGTCCGTTGCCTTATCACTTGTTTGATCACTTACGCTTCGTTCAATCGGTTTAGGAGAAGATTCAAGATTTTTAAGTTCATACTTCAGGTCAGCGATTTTTTCCGATACTTCAAGAAGTTTGTCGGAATCACCGCTTTCATAAGCAGTCTTATGATCAAGACGAGCCGTTGCCAGAGAATCTTCTGCTGATTTTTTCTTGGATTCATATAAATCCTCACGAGCTTTTTGAAAGTCAGGTTGCATTTTCTGCATTTCACCAGTCAAAGACTGGTTTACAGTAAACAACTTATTTCTTTCTCGTTCAGCATCATTCGCTCTTTTCACAAGCTCATTGATACGGTCTTGATAAGTCTTCTTCTTTTTCTTCCTTTCAGCTTGAGGAATAGCTTCCTCTTCACCTTCAGGTTGGGCAATTACCTCTTCGGAATCATCTTGCGATTCTTCCTCTGAGGTATTTTCAATATATTGTTGATCTTCGATTTCTGGAAGAACTTTTTCTTCGTCTAGGTTTCCTAGAACTTCTGCCTTTAACGGCTCTAGTTTTTCTTCCTTTCCGTCATCAACAATACGTTTGGGTTTTTTGCCTTTACCCAATACATCATGTACTACTTGCATTGGTTTTTCTCCAAAGATTTAATATTAAATTGCGTAGCAGAATTGCTACGGTTGGAATAAAGTGTAGCTTATGCTACAAAGTATGCTCTAGCTAACACTTTTTATATCTGGCACTATGGCCAGAATCTCGTCATCGTTCATAATTCGTAATTCAGCTTCACCGTATTTGAATCGGTGTCCAGCGTATTTTCCGAACATGACGTAATCTCCTAATTTTGCCCAAGCCTTTGACATGTCATCCCTGTTATATGCGTCTTCACCCATCTGGATTATTTTTCCAATGGATGCGACAGCACGGTGATCTTCAACGGCCTTGCCGGGCAAGTAAATTCCTTTATTCGTTCTATCAGCGACATCTAGTGTCTTTACCAGTATCCTGTGGCCAACAGCTACAGGATGTTTCTTATCCTTTAGTTCTTTTTCAACTAGCGAAAATTCAGTCATCGTCCTCCTCTAAATTTTTTGAACTCTCCCTTATTAAATCCAAACACATTTTCAGTCCAGAAGCCTTGCCGACAGATTTCTCGTAATCCTCTTTGGAAATACGCCCGTCAACAAGAGAATCTGATATTAACTCTCGTTCCCTCTCTACTTTCGTCTTTAAAAATTTTATGAACTTAACTACGTCCACTATAAAACTTTACCTTTTCCTTTTATTTTCTTGACTTGAATGTCGTACTGGCCTTGGTTCTTGTCTACGCCTCCTCCGTGAAAGTATCCGTAAACTCCGCCACCTTCATTGAAATAACGCATTACCTTGCCACCTCCAGCCATTGCTTCTACCGGCTCTCTGGACATTCTTTTTTTATCCTCATCGGTGGCTTCATATATTTCATTTTCCATCATCCAAATTTCTGAAGGTGCTGCCGCTTCCAACTTCGTTACTCTTTCAATGCTGTCTATTAATTCTTGCTGTCTTTTTTCTTTTTCCTTGGATTTTTTTCTTTCTTTTGCGTCTTTTAGGCCCATTATTTTTTCTCCCTTTTGTTCGCTATTCGTTCGTTTGATTTCGCACTTGAGGCATCCCGTACTTCCTGTGACCTTATGTTCCTTGTCTTGGTACTGGAATCCACAGCCATCTTCGACATCGCAATTTCCTTGTCAGTATTAATTTTCATAATGTCGATTTCATCCTGATTGCGTTGCTCTGATTCTTTCAGGCGAATTTCCTCTCCCTTGAGAATATTTCGTTGCTGATCATTCTGCACGTTCGCCACTTGTTCCTGTTCCCTCAACCTTAGATCTTCCTTCATGATCTGGATACGAGGATCTTGGTTCATTTGTTGATTCTGCTGTGCCTGCATCAAGGCTTGATTTCTTTGTGAGATTATTTGAGCGGCTTGAAGTTGTGCCTTTGCCACCTGATTTTCCATATCAGGATCCATTGATTCATATCCGTCATCCTTCGCCATGTTCTCACGGCTATAATCTGGTGGAGTTGGAAGTTCTGATCCACTTTCCTGCTCTATCATCTGCCTGTACAAGTGAGCCTTGTGCTCGGCGATATGGGAAGTGATCATTTGCTGCAACGCCATCTGCATCTGCTGTTGTTGTTGCGGATTCTGTGACGGAGGAACATTTGACGGATCCATCATGAACGCCTGATGAACTCCCATATGGGATTCATGGTCTTGCCACGGATACGCCTTCACAGGTCGTGCCTGTAACATTGCGTAATTTTCCGTTGCTGGATCCTTCGGCTTGTCGCCCATCTCCGGCATCAAAATATCCTCCACATCCGCAATGTTCAATGCATCGTACATTCTTTTGTATGCTTCACGAAGATCATGGATCTGGGGAGCGGACTGTGCCATCTGCAATTGCGTCTGGGCCAGAATGACCCGTTGTGCCGTGGAAAATATATTCGGATCAGATACGGGCAGAACATCCACTCTTCCGTCAAAATCCTTCTTGAAGACATAACGGCTTACGCCTGATACGTCATATGGATAATAGTCTGGAAGAGAATCAAGATTGATTCGTGCAAGTACCCTCAGTTCCTCTTTTTGAGAATTATGAAGACGCTTATGAATTGAGGACATAACTTTTGTCCCCTGTTCCAGTAAGGCTACTGTTGTTCCTACAGGAGCTTGCGTATTGCCATCTCCTGTTTGCAGATCCGTAGTCGCAGCCAGTCGTCTTCCTTCCTCAGTCATTGAACCAAGTAAAGAAGTTAAAACTTGTGATGGTTCCTTGAACGGTAAAGGTATGACAGATTTCTTAATATCATCTCCATATCCCTCCACGTCCTTGAACTCACCAAATCCTATTGGCTGGTCGCCTCCTTCAATTCGCATTCCCCTCGCCTTGAAACCGGCAGGAAGATTGGCAAATTGTCCAGCATCAATGAGTGATCGAAGAACGGTTGTCGCTGATTTTTGCAAGTTGCCAAGAAGGTGAACATAGCCTAGGCCATAAAAACCAAATCCCGGCAGGAATTTATAATGAACAAAATGCTGTATGCGTTTCTTTTCATCATCATCTTCATTATAATTTCGTCTGATTGACAGAACTCTTTTTGTATCAAAGCAAATCGTAATGATGTAGGGAACGGCAATGCCGTCCTCATCCTTGTAGTCATCCAAGTCCATGTCAATGTGCATTTCAAGAAGGGTGAATATTCTATCCTTGCTACCAATGTCCCTGCTTCGTCCTTGAACTTCCTCCAGCTTGTCTGAAATATCCCCCTTGTTCGCACTTGGATCAGGATCTTTTTCCATGTCCATCTCGGAATAGAATCCTGATATTTGCCTTTTGAGCAATTCATTCTCTTCCATCCGAATAAGATGGGTATAGCGTCCTGATGTACGAAGATCTGGCGTATCATAAGATATAACAAAATCCTCAACGGGTATGAACCGTGCCACAGGCCTCTTTAAAGCTTCGTCATAATAAATCTTTTTAAAACATGATCCCACAATAGGAAGATAGAACAGCATCTGATCCAGATCATCGAAGAATTCCTCCATCTTGTCCGTGATCTGATAGTTCATGAACTCCTTGACACGGGATGCCTGTTTGACTTTTTCCTCCGTATAGTCTCCCAGCATCTTTGTCTGAACAGGGCCGTTGGCTGGAAACAATTCCTTGATCGCTTGGGATTGAAACTGTATCGCCGCCTCCACCATTAGTGGATGGTGTGCCGCACAAGCACCCGGAAACGGTTTTGTCGTCTCCTCCAGTTTTAATCCTAAAAGATCAATTCCCTTTTTAATGGTATCTTCCCAGTCAGACCTGCTTCTCTTGTCCGATTCGTATTTTGAAATCAGGTCACTGGACAGTTCGTCCAGCAATTCATCATCAATCTTATCCGCAAGATTATCGGTATGCTTTGTTTTTTTAACCGTTGGTTCCTTCTCATCCGGCATCTGCACATCGACAGATTCACGGGAAACCATCTGGTTGAATTCAGATGTTGTTTGTCTAGCCATTAAAATGTTCCTTCTATTTAATTTTTATTACCAGTAACTCCCCTTCGGCTTGGACGGCTGTATCGGAACGTCCTGCGGATGAGTTACAAAAAATCCTTGTCTCAGTCTGAGCAATGCCTGCGTGGTTGAATCCACGAAGTCATCGTAGTTTGATGTCGGGAACTGTGCACACTGGTTGATGACATCCTCCGCCCACCATTTTCCTTTCGGATACCATACACGCCCCGCCTCGAACATCGGGGTGACGGCGTGTGCCCTCGCCCTCTTGTCCATCTTCTTCGGGTTGTACGGCGTGATCGGCAGTCCCGCCCGTTGCAGTTCCTGTATGAGTGACCATCCTGAAGCCTTCGCTTCCACGATGATGATGTCAGGCTCGTAGGTGTTGTAGAACTCCACCGCCTTCGTCTTCAGATCGGGGAACGCCCACCTGTCCCGTTGTGCCGAGATGAGGACGGCGTTCGTGATCTTCTGGCTGTCCTCGAATATACCCCAAGTGGTACAAGCGGAATAATCGCTTTTATCATTTGTGGTATAGGCCGTATCCCATGACTGCAATATGTACTGGCATTCCGGCGGTTCGTTGTGATCCCACTGTTTCCACCACCACCGCTTGATGATGTTTCCCTCTTCGGCCGCAGGTCGCTGCATGTACAACGCATTCCATTCACGGCTTCCCGCCGTCTTCTGGATGTCCTCCAGCCTTTCCTTATCGTACGCCTCCGGCCATAACGCCTCGCCCTTCTTCCTTTTCAGGATCTTGGCCGCCTTGTCGTCCAGTATCGCTGGAAACTCAATGACCTCCCACGGTTCGTGCTTTGTCTCCTTCAGGATCCATCCCGCAAGATCGTCCTCGTGCCACCGTGTCTGTATGAGTATGATTGATCCGCCGGGCTGCAACCGTGAATAAGCCGTTGACTTATACCAGTTGATGAGGTTCTCCCGCATCGCATCCGAGTCCGCCTCCTCCCGTCCCTTGATGGGATCGTCAATAAGAAGGAGATGTGCACCCCTGCCGGTGATCGCACCGCCAGCACCCACTGCATAGTACACACCCCCTAGATGCGTGTGAAACCTTTTAACAGATGTTGAATCCCTTGACAAGTTGCATTCCGGAAAAGTCTTCTGGAAGTCGTCATCGAGCATCTGATTCCTCACTGACCGTCCGAAGTCATCCGCCAGATCCTGCGAGTATGTCGTTGCGATGACGTACTTCGATGGATTCTTGCCGATGAACCAAGCCGGAAAGAACTGCGATGTCAGTTGGCTCTTGCCATGCCGTGGCGGCATGAAGATCGCCAGCCTTTTGATCTCGCCCTTCTCCACAGCCTCCAGCTTTTCGGCCAGAAGCCTGATGTGGCTGGGCCACAGATAGCCTGACATCTGCATCCTTGCATATTCCAGCAGGGAATTCCTCGCCTTATCGGTCTTCTCCAGATCACCCAGTCTCCTCATCGCCCTTTGAAGGGCGATGATTTTTTCCGTGTCGTTGATCTGGATCTGCTCCATTAGGTGATCTTGATCTCCTTCGGCCTCAACTCCTTGGGAAGATTGCGGATGATCTTGACTTTCAAGAGTCCGTCCTCCATCTTCGCCTCCTCGACCTCTATGTGCCGAGCCAGAGAAAAAGACCTTGTAAAATTTCGAGTCGCCATTCCCTTGTGGATGTAGTCGTTCCCGTTCTTCTTCCGCCCCCCTGTGATCTTGAGGATGTTATTCTCCACGCTGACGCTGATGTCGGACTTCTTGAATCCGGCCACAGCCATTTCCAGCGTATAGATTCCGTCCCCCGTCTTCCGGATGTTATAGGGTGGGTATGTCTTGTCCACGTTGTGGATGTCGTTAAAAAAATCGTCAAAACCGATCACCATCTGCCTGAACAGGCTTGGGGTCAATCGATCCGACAATGTCATTGCACTGCCAATCATTGTTACTCCTTATGTTAGCAAGTTGAATCCCGTCCTGAATGGCACGGGTTAATGCACCGGATTGGTGCAAACTGAAAAAATTATATGAAATTATACAGGCGTGAACGGATAAAGTCAAGGGGTATATTCAAATATGTGTTAAAACATGTCGTGGGGGTCTATATGGATGTTATGATCAATGAAAAAGTGGGTGGGTGGGGTTCTACATATTGTTTATGCTCTGCTGGGACTCTTTCTCTCCCAGCTATTCCCTTTCTTTTCCATTCCTCTAGTTTGGTTTACTGTCATTACTGACAGCATCTAGATCTAATCCTAGTTCTAGGGATAATGTCTTGATCATTGTTTGCAGTTCATTCTTATTAAGACCATCTATGTTAGTAGCGACCTCTTGCCTACTATCGACACCACCAGACAAGACTTGTATCTGTTTGGACACAGACAAGGCAAGATCTCCCAAGCTTTTGACCTGCTCTGGTTTAAGATCATAGCTTAGCTTGTTTAACTCTTTTGACACTTTGAACAGCAGTTGTTTGTTAATGTCCTTTAATTCCTTTATTTCATCAAAGGTTCTCTCGGCTAGTTCTAAGGCGTGTTTCTCGGTCATTATCTCGGTAGTTTTTCGGTCTGTCGCCTTTGCTTTCTCCACCCAAGCACCTTGATGACACCAACGCTTTAAACTGTCGTATGATACCGAATTAGCAAGAATTTTGTATACT